TGCTGCCCGCGATTTGGCTGAAGTACTTGCACCGTTGCCTTCATTTAACTGTTCTGCAACTAACGTTACATCTGATAGAGGCCGTTCCTTTGCTGATAAGCGCGGAATGATAGCCAACAACTATGTCTATACCTCACGGTTACAGTCACAGATGTACTGGGGTGCTGACTGGTACTTCTCATACGGATTCTTGCCTATTCACGTAGAACCAGACTTTGAAACTAACCTGCCACGTATTCGCGTGGAAGACCCAATGGGTGTTTACCCTGAATTTGACAGATTTGGGCGCTGTATTGCATACTCTAAGCGCTATATCAAGACTATTGGCGAACTTGCCAATGAATACCCTGAGTATGCACGCACTATCTTAGGTGAACTGGGTTGGAATCAAAACACTAACTCACCTATTGAACTTATTCGCTATATGGATAAAGATATAACAGTCTTCTATATCCCAATGCGCCATAATCTTATTCTTAACGAGGCAAGAAACTTGTTAGGCAAGATGACAGTACACGTTGCACGCCGTCCAGCCATTGATGATGACACACGCGGACAGTTTGATGATGTTATCTATGTGCAGTTAGCCCGTGCACGCTTTGCTAACCTTGCTATGGAGGCTGCTGAGAAGTCAGTACAAGCCCCACTCGTAGTACCACAAGACGTTATAGACCTTCCTATGGGTCCAGACGCAATTATTCGCACGTCCCAGCCTCAAAGCGTAGGCCGTGTGAAACTAGATGTTCCAGCCGCTGCTTTTCAGGAACAAGCCGCACTCCAATCTGAAATGAGACTTGGTGCACGTTATCCTGAAGGTAGGACTGGAAACATTGACGCCAGTATTATTACTGGTCAAGGAGTTCAAGCGCTTCTAGGAGCATTTGATTCTCAAATCAAGGCTGGTCAAACGATTCTTGCAGAGACATTAGAAGATGTTATTAAAACAGCCTTCACTATGGACCAAGAATTATTTGATATGGATAAGAATGTTCGTGGAGTTGCCCAAGGCACACCATATGAACTTAAGTATCTACCAAGCAAAGACATCAAGGGTGACTATTCTGTTGAAGTCCGTTATGGACTTATGGCAGGACTTGACCCATCTCGTGCACTTATCTTCTCACTGCAGGCACTTGGCGCAGACTTAGTCTCTAAAGACTTTATTCGCCGTGAACTGCCGTTTAGCCTTAACGTTACGCTAGAAGAGCAGCGCATTGAGATTGAAAAGATGCGAGAAAACCTAACCGCAGCAATTACAGCAAGCGCACAGGCAATTCCTACCATGGCAGCACAAGGTCAAGACCCAACAATGCTTATTCAAAACATTGCCGACGTTATTGAACGTCGCCGCAAAGGGGAGAGTATAGAGGCTGCTGCGCTGGCCGTGTTTAAGGTGCCTGCACCTGAACAACCAGCACAGCCAGAGATGGCTCCACCAGGCCCACAGGGCCCAGTTGAACAAGCGCCCCTGTCCCCGGCAGTTCCTGGACAACCCTCTGGTGGGGCCCCTCAACAACAAGGTCCACCGCAAGATTTACAAACTATCTTAGCAGGCCTGGGAGGCTAACATGGCTACTCGTAAAAAGCAGGTAGTTGATAATGACTACTCTAAGTTAGACGGGTATGCCATTGAACTACATGAATTTTATAAATCGCTGCGCAGAGCAGGATTTAGCGTTGATAATGCTTTGTATATTCTTTCTGCAAAGCAAGCCTATCCTGATTGGCTACAAACGATACCAACAATAGAAGACGTTAGAAAACACATTGACGAAGATGAGGACTAAAAATGGCAGTACCACAGGTAGTTTCTGGAGTAGGCGCTGGTTCTAAACGAGTCGATAAAAACAATGTAGAGCGTGTACAAAGAATTCAAAAAAATGCCCAGATTCAAAGCGCATCAGGCGGTGCATATGGAGACCGTGCACGCAATGAAGGACTAGCACAAGGTGCACCTATGGATGTTCCAACACCTGCCATGGGTATGCCAGAAGCACAAGCAAGTGTTCGTCCACCTATGCCGTCCAGTGATATTTTTGCTCCAACTAGCCACAATAACCCATTATCAGATGGTGTAGATGGTGGACCTGGTGCTGGTTCTAATGTTTTGCAAACACCTGTTGATTCTATCGACCAAGGTTCAGTATTTGCTCGGGCAATGCTTGCTGCTAACCCTGGTTCCAGACAACTATTTATGATGGTAGAAGCATTTAATGAGTTGGGTATTTAATGGCTGAAAAATTAGATATCTATAAAGAACTCTACTCTGTTCCTAGTCAAAATGAGACAAGAAACAGAATGATTTCTTTACAATTAGGGTCTTTACCTCCAGATAGCATGAGCAATTTTAATGGTATTGCTGCTAAATACCCTAATATCAGCAAAGACTTAATTATGGGAATGGTCCAGCAGGGACTTACAGTCGATACCCCAGGACTAGGTAAAATTGTTTCTGTTGATGGAATCAATCAACTTAAAAATGATACAATGAATGTTGATAAGATTAAATCTTCAGTTAATTCTAATCGCGGAATTGTTGGCGAAGTAGGCAATGTTTTTAGAAACTTTGTTTATAATCCTTTTAAAACAACAACTCGTGTAGGCTTTGCTGGTATCCGTTCTATGTATGACTATGGAACAGTAGTAGTTCGTGACTTGTATGCATTAAAACAAGGTGAGATTAGCGCAAAAAAATTAGCCACTGACTTTGCACAGGGACCACTTGGGGAAAGCACAACCTTTGGTCAATTACTACGAGATTTTACTGGTGGAGAACCAGGACTTGATACAGGTAACGGATTTTTCGTAGACCCTAAATCACGCGTAGGAAAAGACCAAGCCGCAGCCATGAGCAAATATGGCAAAATAGGTGGCATTGATTCTTTTACTATTGGTCGCTGGGCAGCACACGGAATTGGACAAGACAGAGATACTACTGCTTATAAAGTTATGTCTGGCTCCATTGACGCTGTTCTTAATGTGGCTGCAGACCCAACTATCTGGTTTGGTCCAGGTGCTGTTGGAAAAATTATTCAAGCAGGCAAAAAAGGGTCAGAATTAAAAATTGCCGCAGAAGCATCAAGTGTTGCTACAAGTAATGCTTTAAAAGCAGAGACAGTAAAATCTCTTAAACAAGAAAAAAAAGCTTTACAAGCAGCTGCTAAAGCAGAGGCAGCAAAAGGTTACAAGCGCATTGATACAAGTTTGCACAAGACATCAATGGAAGTTACAGAATTAGAAAAGAAGCAAACAGATTATCTTTCTGGAATAACTCAAAAACTTCTTAATACAGAAAAAGACATGTACTCTCATATTGGGGTTGATGCAGCAGCAGAAGAAACGCTTTCTGCCACATCCCTTGCACAGTGGCTTGTTACTCATCCAAAAACTCAAACAGGAGAGTTAACAAAAGCCATTGATGGTCTATCAGCAGATATGAAAAATACTGGTGGTTTCTTTGATGGCAACATCATTATGGACGAAGTTCCACAAGTTGGTCAAATTTCTGTTGGGGCACATGGATTAGATGAATATGCTATTACAGCAAAGGCAGGTAAAGATTTTAATCTTCTTGACCTAGCAGATGACTTTAAAACTGCTACACCTAAACAACTTGAAGCAGAAGCAGCACGCCGTGCTCAATTAATAGATGGCTTAGAACTTGCTGCTGGCGATGTTTCTGATGTATCAGTAATGCAGATATTTGATGATTTAGCAATGTCTTTAAAACAAGAGTCAGCAAACCTTGAAGGATTTTTAGGTTCAATATACCGCGTAGGCGATGAACTTGTAACAACTGAAACTCTTGGCTCTCTCATTGGACGAGTAGCAAAGTATAACAGTCCAGTTGCTATGCAAAAAGTAGCAACTCTAATTCAAGAAATTTGGAAAGTTGATGGATTTACAAACATCCGTTCAATTTATGGTGAGACTGGTGGTGTTGTAATAACCAATACCACACGTCTTGCAGCAGCCCGCGCAGAGATTGCAACTGCTGCCGCAGAAATTGCAGACCCAACTAATCTTGGTCCTAACATTGCAAAGTTAATCTCTTCAATGAAAAATCCAGGGACAGCACTTACTGAGCGTCAAGATGAATTAGCCGGTATTACGGCTCGTGCAAATGAGATGGATGAAAGACTTCAATACATCTAT